TTAAAATATTTTAAATTAGAGCATCTTAGCACACTTGAGAAAGGTTCACTACCGAACAAAACAATCGCACCATTTGGTTTTATAATACGTTTCAACTCAACCCACATTTTGTCTAAATCAATAACTGTATCCCATTTACATACTGTAGTCCCATACGGTGGATCAGTAATTATTGCATCAATACTACCATCTGGAATTTCTTTCATTATTTCTAAACAATCACCGTGTAGTAAATTTGTACTTGCCACATCAAACCCCTAATGAATCATCGAATAATTTTCACCAAATTGCACATCACAATCTAAATCCCTGTTTAGACGCAACACCTTATTAACCTTACTAATCGAACTACTAAGCAGGTCTTTGCACTTCTCCCTATTCCCCTCTTTCAATTCAATAATAAACTCATCATGAAACTGCCCAGTTAATTGTGGTCGTTGTTTAAGAACAAACCCAAGCCACATATCAAAACAGAATGTACCTGTACTCTGGTTTAGTGTGCTAAACTTATCTTTCTCATGCCGTAGTGAATAATATAGCTTACTAACAGGATTGTAAAGCCATAGCTTCCCTTTGACATTCTTGACATACACACTATCAGCAATCGCTTTGATTGCCCAATTACGTTTCCAATAAGCTGTATGCAATGTTCTGGCTTCTCTCTGTGACATACCAGAGGACATTGCTATTTTCTTAACACCTGCACCGTATGTAGATGAATAATTAACTGTCTTCCCCAAGTGCCTAATCTTATCTATTCTGTCAAACTCTTTTCCCCCTTCGTTGTTGGCCTTAGCTTTCTTATACCAGCTTCCTTCCTCCTGACTAATCATTCCCCCAGCAATAGCAACGTCAATGTGTGGATCATAATCTGGCTGCATCATTGTCTTGACATATTCAGGGTCAAAATCCCACATATAATGTTGTTTTGTCCTGTCTTCCAATGATGACATATCAGAGCCACATAATTCATTGCCCTCAGAGCTTGTGAGAAGCTCTCTAATCTCTTTTCCGTATGGCTTGCGTAGGGATGGTAGGTTGACACAAACAGCGTGCTTAAAACGCAATGTATTAGTTAAGCCCTGTATGCTTGCTGTCACATATCCATCTTTCTCATTATCAATTAGTCCTTGTACCAAGCCAATACGATGCTTAACAACAGTCATTTCATCCAACACCAACACTTCTGGGTGGTTGTCAGACAATCGTTTAACACTACTGCATAGTTCCTCACCATCCTTCACCTGTGGTATTTTTCTATCACCATTAAACTTAAATGTTGTTGGCTTCCAGCCTAACGAATAAAGCCATTCCTTCACTTGCTCACTACTACCCGGATTAGGGGCTTCATAAGCAATAATATCTTCCACCACACCATCATATTCAAAATCTAAGCCGTTAGTCTCTGTTAATTCTTTCCATCGTTCGCCAGCTTTGCTTAATTCTCCATTGGCCTTATAAGGCTTTGCTGGCCTATTACGTTTGGCTTTCTTCTCAACCTTTGGCATAACAGCTTTAAGCATGTTTACAGATTTGTCATATTTATGGTGTAAATCTGCTAACAAGCTATTGGCTTTCTCTACATCTAGCTTCCAACCACTCTTCTCTTGTAGCTCTGCACAATACATTTTAAATGAAAAGTAGTTGAGCAGCTTGACAGATTGTTCATATGAGCCATATATCTCTGTCAAATAACCTACAATAACATGCCACAGCTTGTTATTTATTTTTACGTCCTCTTCGCAACGTTCTAGGTATGTTTCGATAGAGAGGTTTTCCCAATCCCCTACCTTTGGCTTCGCTATTCCTAAATCTTCTCCCCATGCTTCAAGCCCATGCCTTGCCCTTTCAGGAAACAAATACCATGACAATGCCAAACTATCGTATATTTTAGGAATTAATTTAATATTTAATATACGTTCTATTACAGGCTTGTCATATCTCTGGAAATTATGTCCAACAATCCTATCATCTTCGTCCATGTTTAATAGAAATTCTGTCATTTCCTGATTGTCTGTGAATTTCCATGTTTGTTCCCCTGACATGGCAACAAGACAATGTATTTTTGTAGCATCAATGCCGTCTGTCTCAATATCTATGACGTAGTTCATGCCCTACTCCGACACAAATACTTTGTACGAACGACCCTCTGGGACAAGATCAACAAAATGTTCTTCCTTAAACTCATCTGAGATACAGTCGTAGTGGTAAACTTTACCCTCTTCAATAAGATATATAGCAAACCAAGCTTCATCATTAAAATCCCAAACCGCCACAAACTGACCTTCTTTTGGATTCTTCACTACTTGTTTCATAAATACCTCTCCGGTTCTAAGTAAGTTACCGTAGGCTCATCGTAGTAAACATCACATTTATAACTCTGTCCAAAATCCCTGTCAAACAGCATATAAAATTCACTCATGTTTTTACGTTCTTCTGGACATTCATCCGTTCTGTCCCGACTAATGCCATGCCCATAGTTAAACCACTTCTCTAATGCCCGACTCCCTGTAATCTCAGAGCTATACACTTTAGCCCCTGCTTCATGTGGCTTGCTGCCTTTCTGTTTAGGATTGACATGGCTATAACAAAATATTGTAATGGGGTATTTACTAATCAAGTCTGCCATATCCGTACAGATTTCATTCAATCTGTCATTAGCCTCACTTGCTGTATATCTGCTGATTAGTGCTGTTAGTGGGTCGATGATAAAAATATCAATCCCATCTAACAAATGCATTTCCTCAATAGCAATACGAATATCTTCCCATTCTCTACTACCACCTCTGTCATAAAACCTAACTTTTTTGTTCAGACTTTCAAGCCCATCCTTTAGTTCCTCATCTGTGTATTCAACATCTGGTCGTGTAAAGTCTTTCTTCTTTTGCTTGCTGGCTAATTTCTTTGCTGTCTTAACGGGGCTATTCTCTAAGTCAAACATCCCCACTTTCGTATGTTCATTATACACTAAATGATGAACAAGTTGATGTTCGTGGTCTGTCTTACCTAATTTTGGTGCGGCAGCTACAACATGAATTGTATGTGGCCTAATACCAAAACATGCTTTAGTCACTGTAGGCCACGGGAATGATAGCCCCATTTTAGGCTTCTCCATAGCCTTATCAATAATATCCTCTACATCAACCACCTGCCCTTGTCGTTCAATGCTGCTATCCCAGACAGTTTGCTGATAAAGCTCCCTGCCCTTGCCAGCCATGTACATATCACTGGCATCTTTTAGTTCAAATTTAGCCACTTTGAATGTTGGAAAAACTTTCAACACTTCCTTAAAAGCTTTTTGTCCAGCACTGTCTTGGTCAAAGCATAGCACAACCTCTTGATAGTTGTTAATAAAATCCCTATTATTTAACAAGTCTTTTACAGCACCACTACAACCTCTCGTCAAACTAACTACAGACGGTGGGTATTTCCTGTATTTCTCTGGTGTATTATCAATAATAGCTTGGTAAAGAGACATAGCATCCAGCCTGCCCTCTGTAATAAACAACTTCTTACCGCCTTTGCATTTATGTTGTCCCCATAAATCAAGCTCACCTTTTCTATCACCAACACTTCTAAATTTCTTTGTCTCCACTTCCTTCACTTCATGACCAACTAGCCTTCCCTTGCTATGGTCTGGATAATAGTGGTGGGTGATAGTTTTTCCATCTTCCTCACTTACTCCCACTCGTACATCAAACAGCTCGCATGTTTCCTTCCTGATTTTTCTGTCAGGAATAGCTGAAACAGGAAATTCTTTAATATCCTCAACCTTCATGGGCTTTTCCTCATAAATTATTTTCTCCTTTGTCTCATTATCTGGTGGGAAGTATGTTAGGCAAGCAAAACAATAACTATCTTTTTGTTCTTCATCGTTTAGAAAAACTTGCCTAGCATCACTACTTCCACATTCTGGACAGCTTGTTTTGTATAGGCTTGTCATTATTCCCTCATAATATTTCTTACAATTACATAATCAATCCCCACCACTTCCCCTTTCCAGTTGCGACGGCTTGCCAACTGTAAAGCATAGTTTGACGGTTCAGTAATCTGTGCCGCTGCTGCTTCTTGCTCTGCCATGCACTCCGCTTGTGGCGTGGTGATGTAATAGGGCGCTGTGGTGCAGATGTAAAGGGCTAGGGCTGGGGTGAAAGTCATCACTCACCCTCCAACCTACTAATCTTTTCTTCCAACTCCCCAATCTTCCACATAGCAACCTTCCATGATTGTTTATATAATCCTAATAAACTCATACTAAATTCCTATATTGTACCCAGCCCTTGAAATTACCACTCCATACAAATCCATCTTTGTCAACGTGTGTCTCACCATCCATCAAAACATCGTGTGTTTCTTTGTCTGCCAGTTTATCTTCAATCATAGGTTTTGCTATGTGCTCAAAAGGACTCATATGCCCACTCTCATGCAGCATCTTAGCCAATTTTAAATCTTTATCAATATTCGGCTCAGATTGGTCGTGGTTTAGGTAGCTCACCCTAGCACATCTGGCAACGGAACAGGCAAGGGCTGTTTCTAGATATTTTTCCTCTAACTGCTTTTTGGTTACATATTTACCCAACCTACGGCCAGCAATTATAATAGCATTATCATCCACTTTTAAATTATCAACATACGGCAAATGCCACCCACCTTCTGTAAGCTCCTCTGGCTGGCTTTCTTCCATAACCTTGTGCATCACCCTAGCTAATTCATAAATCTCCGGCTGTGCATCCTCATGGAGCCTTAGACGAAAGAAATTATCCCATTCTGTTGCTGTCACCACTGTATGCATCCATTGGAATGGTTCTAGTAGGCGGTTAACTACTTGTTTATGAATGTTATAATCAACTAAATGTTGTGCATCAGCAGCCGCATGAGTAGCAGACATGCCCCATATCCATTCTACGATCTGCTTATCTTCTTTATTAATTTCTTCACTAGCCTGCATCCCTTTTTGATTCATGCCCCAATGAATTGGCATTGCAGGTTTATTATGCACTTGCTCTATCATTTTACGAACAGGAACAGCACGGGAAGACATAGCATTCCTACTAAACATTCTATGCGTCATCACCTCCCCATGAATAAAACGTGGATAGCATAGCTGTAATGTTGTAATACGCTTTCCTGTCTGGCTTACGCTGTCTGCAATAATCTTTGCACTGATTTCCATATAATCTCCTATATAATAAATACTACTGTTTAATAATAACTACTAATATCTAACTAATATACTATTAGATTTTATCATATTTTTCGTCAATAGTCAAATTTATTTGTTCATTTTCGTCGGCTGGAAGCCTCTTCCTGTTGCTATGTGTTCTGTTTCCGTAACAATATGGGCAACTTCCATGATTTGAACAGCCTTTGCTAACTTGCTTGCCTTTATTTGTCTTTCTACGTTTCATAATGTGCTAACCAATATTTTAAATCGCCAGCCTCTTCTTCGTCAAAGCATAGCCCAATTAAATCATCTATTATTTCATCGGGTTCAGTATAAGTTGCCTCTGATAAAACCATAATTGCTGACTCTATAGCTATTTGTGCTTCAATGTCCATGATATAGCTCCCGTAAATTAAATATAAGCCACCTGTAAGCCTTTACAATCGACTTTTACGACTGGTAACGAGTACCCCTACTGCCTACCATCATTGGACAGCTTAAAAGACGTTTCACGTTCTTCCAATAACATTTCCTGCTGTAATTCTCCTTTGATAGCTTGTAATTGCATAACAGACATGCTGTCCACAATATAATTATAGCCGCTATCTGGTCTGTCCATATAGGCTAACATAAAATCAATTTGTTCTATAATGCGTAGTTTCTTATTTCGTACAGTTTGGGGTGTTATCACAGCGCCACTCCATTCTGAATGCCATCAATTCGCAACAATTCTTTTAAAATACTATCAAGCAATTCATTGCTGTCTGTTTGTGTCAGCATAAATTCCAACTCAATCATATACTCCTGTGCGGACAGCTTGCCATATTGATAGTCTTGTTTTAATTGTGATAGTTGCATAAATCCTCCTTAGTGTAATGTGTCTTTTGTTGACCGATTGGCGATCTCCAAATCTACCATTTCGTTATAATCATTGAAATATAAATATATGGTGTAGTCGTCTGCCAATAATGTGCAATTCTCTTCATATAATAGCTCTAATAATTCTGCTAGTGTGTCTGTTATATGTTCATCTGACATGATAATGCCCCTTAGGCTGTCTGTGTGCGTCTGTAAGACGTTTTCTTACCCTTAGCTATGCAATGGTAGCTGTAAGAATAAATAAACGCTTAGAAATGCTTATATTGTCTTTCATTGTGCCATTGGTCGATCTGTTTAATACGATCATCAACCGACAACCCTTCAAAATAGTGGTCTTGCCCTAATAACATTCCACCGGGTTCGATTGGTGTAGGATCATAATTATCATGAACAGCGTCATATAATCCAGACAGGCTGTTATAATATATCTCATAACCACGGTAGACTATCATTGTTTGCCCTCCAATATATTCCTAATTGTTCTCTCTTGTAAGTCTGTCATAGGAAAGGGCCAATCTCCACTAAAGAAACTGACTTTATTATTTACATCAACCTCAAAATTATCATAGATAAAATCAACCAAACTAACAAGCTCAATAATGGTAATATCTTCTTTCATATTAAATACCCCGACTTATCAAACACAATACCAGCCTGCTCTGCCCTATTCAATAGGTTATAAAACTCTCTCTGTGCCTCTCTCTGCTTGTTTCTCTCATAAGCCTGCCCCTCTCCAGCATTATAGAATGAAAGCGTTCTGGCGGCTTTGTGAAGCTGATCCTCTAATTCTGTTTTTGTCATTGTATTATCCTCCAACCAATTCGACATATTGTTCATGATATTGTTTGCCCATGTTAATTAATGCGTGAGCATCTTCCACAGATATATTATGATATTCTGCGAAATACTCCACAGTAAGAAAATTATTAACCCAATCAAGATAAGTCTCTCTTAAAATATTATTCATTGTTCATAACTCCTATATTGTAAGCATTCGTTCTGTTCAAACGATTGTAGGCATCTATCATATTTTGACAATGACAAAGCATTGTCTGGCTGCATATCATCTGGCAATATCATAATGCCTGTTATTAATATGGCGAAAAAGAATATTAGTTTTTCCATTATTTTAAAAACTCCTGAATAACTTCCTGACTCACTGTCTCGGCTTCATTACCATCAAGCCATTTGTTGACATGTTTGCTTGTTGTTTTGCTGTAATATCTGTCTGTTTTTATAAGTCCCCCATTACCCAGACGGATAGCAACTGGCGTGAGCCTGCTAATCAATTATAACAGGCTACAGGATAACAATCAAAAATCCTGAATGATGATTGTCCCATCGTCTACAGGAATGACGAGAGTATTATCTGACAATACATCAATAAGCTCGTCATCATCCAGCGGCATATACTGTTCTAATTCGTTGCTATATTGATATCTTACCTCTTCCAATGTAAGCTCTGAGAATTCACAGCATATGGCGATCACGTCCAATTCCATTGGCTCGCCTGTGTCATCCTCTAGCTGTTCAAAGAAGTTGAATAGGGCTAACAAGCCATCACGGCTAAAGTTATCAGGACGGATAGAGATAAAAGCGTCGATGAATGATTGTTCTGTCACTTGTGTATACATGATAGTCTCCTGTTAATGTTCTAGTGTAGCTTATACGCTTGTTTGTTGTGTGTCAAATTTATATTGGCGGCTTCCTTGCCGCCTTGTTGTTCGTAATGTTTAGGCTTGTTTATCTGAAAGTAATTTTTTGTATCTTTCTAAATGTGCTTCTAGTTGCTCGTCGTCCATAAATCCGGTGATTGTCAGTATATCAATATGGGTCATTTGATTTTGGATTTTTTCCAGTTCTTTCCAAGTTTGTGTGTCGTATCTGTTCATTTTGTGTCTCCAGTTGTTTACGTTGATGTCAGTTAATATTCTACAGTATCTTTTCAGCTTGTCAAATTTTAATGCGCCATCCGTGGCACTTGGTGTTTAGATGCAAAGGAACAAAAGCCAAAGCGGTGTTGTAACAAAAATCAGTCCAAACAAGGCACCGAATTCGTCGACGGTAGCTTCATCAATGTTAAATTTTTCTGAAATATCGTGTGAGGTCATTTTGTGTCTCCAGTTGTTTCGTTGATTTCAAGTATCATTCTACAGCATGTTTATAGCTTGTCAAATTTTAATGCGCCGTCCATGGCGCTTGGTGTTTAAATAATCCCGTGGTTTAAGTTTTGATTGTCATGCTCTGGCACATCATAAGCAACTCTATAAGCATGTTTAACTGTTTTCTTAAGTTCAATTGCTAGTGTTTTAGCCTCTTCAATGGTTGCGCAATCTGTGACAATGTAAGCCAACAGATCACAATAGTTAGAACCACGATCTGTGACTGGAGTGTTGCCAATAGCTGAGTGGATGTATAATTCTGTTTTCATAATTTATTTATCCTTTATTGATTAACGATTCATGTATAGCTTAATCGATCAATCATACATTGTCAACAACAAATGCAAAATAATTTAAAATTATTTTTACCCTGGCATTTTGTGTGTATGCGTACGCAATCAGATCAGAGCGTCTGGCTTATTCCTTATTATATACACGGGCAACGATTGAGTAGATGCCACGAAGTGTCGGTGAGTGCTGTTAGATATAAACGTGAGTGCTACCACAACAACATTCACATTCCAACATTTTCAAGCATACGATAAATCATACTGTCCAGATTCCTAGCAACTACCATGCCAATATAATACTATGTACCCATAGGGGGTAGGCCTATATCAATTCTATATGATATACTATATCATTTCTGGCTGTTTTGATATATCATATCATATTCAGACTACCCCGGGGATATTTGCGCAGATTTGTAGATTAGTAGTACCACCCCAACCACAAAAAAGAGGAGAATTGGAAACCACCATCTAATACCCTTGTAAATAATAAAAAATAAGTGGTTGTTTAATAAGAAAAAAGAACAGAATGACAAGAATATAACAAAAGGGCAATATATTAATATGAAAATAATTAAAGAAAAAGCTTGACAAAAAGATAAAAGTATGTTATAATCTAACCATTATTAGATAGTTGTTAGATAACAACGGAATATAGAAAGCAACGAATAATTTGGTTATTATTTATTATTAATAGCTTTCAATATAATAGAAATTAGACAGAACGAATATATAACATAGTATGTTCACGAGGGGATAGCTGTGCAAACAGTTTGCTTTCTCTTCGTTTCTTCGTAAGAATCATTAATAGAAAAGGGCCACCTGTCTAATAGGATACTATTAGAGATATGACCCTATTCTACAGAATGTCTTTTCTTCGTCCAAATAAATATTGGTAAACGATGGCTGATTACCCTAAAAGAGAATTTAAAGTGCTGAATGAGCCACGTAAGAAACGTGGTCGTCCAAGAAAAACAGATGTAGCTAAAAAGAGGAAGCCGGGTGTCCCCGGAAGACCTAAAGGTGAAGCTGCTGTAATGAAAGACTATAAGGCGAGAATGTTAGCTTCGCCTAAGAGTCGTAAAGTGTTGGATAAGATATTTGAAGCTGCTTTGAATGATGAGCATAAGAATCAGGCTTCTGCATGGAAGATTATTACAGAGCGTATAATGCCTGTTAGTATGTTTGAAAAAGAAGTGGGAAGTGAGGGTGGTAGGCCAACAGTAAATATCACCATCGGAACAGTGGGAAATGTTGACTTTGATAATAATGACAAAGACGACAATGATGCCATTGATGGGGATGTTATAGACAATGGCTGATCAAAAAGACCTAAAAATTGAGCTTTTGGGGTGGCAGAAAACTGTCTGGAATTCTGATGCTAGGTTTAAAGTAGTTGCCGCAGGGCGCAGAACAGGTAAATCTCGTCTAGCTGCTTGGATGCTTATTGTAAACGCTTTGAAGATGAGTAAGGGGCATGTTTGGTATGTCACGACTACACAAGGCCAAGCTCGTGATATTATGTGGTCAACACTGCTAGAGTTGGCTCATCCTGTTATTAAAAGTAGTCATATAAATAA